AGCTGGTGTTGGTTTAATATACATACCAACATTAAGCCTGCCAGTTGATGAATTAAACCAAATTAATGCATCATCAAAACTCTTACCAACATACAAACAATCATCTGCAATTTTAAACCCAGCATCAACCAAGCACTGAGCAAAGTCAAATTTTGGAATAATGATTGTGTCGTATTTTTTGCCATTGACTGATTTGATTTTATGATTTTCACCAAAATAAAAAGTAATAGATTTGCTTTCTCCAAGATAAAATTTGCTTTCAATGTGGTTGATTTCAGTAATCGAGTATTTTAAATCATTATAAAAATGTATTTCATCCCCAATCTTTAGCACGCATTCAGTAGGGTTGTAGTCCCGTATGTCGGTAAGATCCCAATCGCATGGTGAATCACTTGAGCTGTAGCCTGAGCCATTGCTATTGCATACAAAGCATTTTTTATTATTTAGTTCGACACGTTGATACCATTTATCTTTAGTGCGATATGGTAATTGGCATTGATAATGATAAAGTGTTTTTTTGCTTCTAACCCAATCCCCTACCTTAACTACATCAAACGGGTTGGCTTTTGGGAGTGGTTTAAGTTTGCCAAAATGCACCTCAACTAATTGTAGCCAAAGTTGGTTGTTAAAATTAAATATATCGCAATAATTTCCACACTTGGTATAGCAATCTATATGTTTAGCTTGAACCGTATATAATTTTTTATCAATTCCGTTAAATTTTAAAACTTCCGCGATATTTTCTGGTGTAATTTCTTGATATTCCATTTTATTTTCTTTCTTAAAATCTGGCACAATGATGTTCTCACTTGCGTATGGTTTACCATTAACGTAGAATTTATATCCGTGTTGAGTTAAATCTCTACGCCAACACCCACCGTCATGATTGAGTATAATTTTGTCTGCTTCAAATCTCACTATTGTCATAATTGGATGATTAACATAATCAATAGTCTTCGCTAAAATATCCCCGACTTTCAATGTTACCTTTTCTTGCATTTTATGCTCCTTAATAAAATTACACATTTCTTTATATATGGCTTCACAATTCCATCTAGCTAATGGTTTGGGGTATGCTTCACTTATGAGTAATAAGCCTATACGTTTATTCATCTTTAACTCCTAAATTAATTAATTTCCAAAATGATTGTTTAGTTGATAAATTACTGCCGCAGATATAACCCAGTTTAAACATATCATCTATGGTCACTGGTTTAGTTGCTGAAGCATTATACTGAGCCAAATCAGTTTGGTTGAATATAGCGGACGTAGCGCTACGAATACGAGTGTACATATAATATTCAGCATTAGAATGTGTTTGCATTTGGTTGCATATCATTAACGGCTGGCCGCAAACTGTTTAACCAATTAGTCCACTCGACTAACTTAGCAACTGAAACAGTGCTAATATTAGCAATCAATTTAGTTAATGTCGCAGTGTGTTCAGCTGGTACTAATTGTTTTTTAGTGTTAAATGCAACAATAAGTGCCTGTTCTTCTGGTCTTGGTGCTTTGCCTGTAAATGGTCTTTTGTCATCTTTTTTATTATCTTTATTAGCCCCATCGTCATCTTCAACACCTAATCCAAATGCCAACATCAAACTATAACGTCTAATATACGTAATGCCACCACCAAGGGCTTGAATATCAGTTGACTTAGCGATTGTTGCGCTAACAACTTCAAACTCTACTAATTCAATTTTATCTCCAGTTTCGCAGTCTATTACACCTGTTTGCATTTTACCATCTTTGACCGTTTGATAAAAATCTAGTTTTTCATTCCATAATGGTTCAGATATAGCCTCAATTACTTGGCTAAGATTAGCGTATTTATAACCAAAACCACTAACATTTTTGACAATATCGGGGAATTTAGATTTAGCCGCAATTAATTTTTGATATATTTTCATTTTAAAAACCTTAATAAAAAACGCCCAAGTATTGTAGAGAGACTTGAGCGTTAGTTAAGTTAAAAACTTAGGTTAGCTCTCTACTTCAAACCTAAATTAACTTACCGATATTATACTACATTACGCAAACTTAGACGCAATATTTTGGATTATTTTCTTAGCTGCTTCGTTAGCTATTCCAGACCATATTAATCTTAATTCAGCTAAATTTAATCCATACAAAGTAGATAAACAATTATCACGCTGTGCAATGTTCTTATGATCAGTCTTGCTTAAGCGATCAGCGTATTGCTCATTGAATGACCAATCAGTAGAATCAATATTTTTGATAAGCTTGGTTCTATCACTAGAACTTAGACTAACATAAACAATATTAACTTTAGCTGGTACTAGATAAACTGGGTTTTTCTCTAAAGTTGTATAAATACCTAAATCTATCGCAGCTTGTCTTAATCCATTCCTCATAAATCTAGGTTGAAATCCACAGAACTTAAAGACCAATTGCTCAATAATTAATTTCTGAACGTCTTTATTTTCAAGCAATATTGTGTTATAAATTAAATTTAATTGTTCTAACCAGCTAAATTGATGGCTAAACAACCGAACAATATCCATTGCGTTTTTTACATTATTAGTATACTCTGTTAATGTCATTATACTAACCTCGCTTTGGTTATTGCATATTTCACAGTCCATGTCTATCCTCCAATCCTTTAACCCACGCTATTTGCTTGTTAAGATCACTCAGTGCGTTTGATTTTTCTAAATATACATAGTGATTACCATAGCCAACATCTCCACACACCTTTATCCCCTTAGCGGTATCAACAAATTGATGCACTCCAACTTTCACACCGTATTGATTTGCTGATAGTTCAACCTTGATTTCATCCTTAGTTAGAGCTAATGCTGCTAACTTATTGACTTTAGCCAATACTTCTTTACTTATCATTTCTTAATCTTCCTTTACAAAATGAGCTGGAATAAATCCACGCTCCATTAGTTTAATTTTCTCAGCCAAATTAGCGCGCTTAGACCCAAGTGTTACAAACTCTTTTGTCGCTATATTGACATAACCCAGCGCTGCACCTGAGCATAATTTGGTATATACTGAACTACGTTGGCACCCCATCTTATCCGCTAACTCTTGCGCTGTGTTGAATTTAAGCTTAGTTTCGCGGTTAACAATCTTCTGAATTGGTATTCGCTGAATTTTACCGTCAAACCGTGATTTAATTATTTCCCGTGGGTTAGTTAAAAACTCTTGAATGTCATGAACTACGCAGCTAAAGTTATCCCACTTTGCAAGCTCACCTGTAAATGTAGCAAATGTTAATGGTGTAATCAACATGGCTGTAGCTCATCAGCTAACACATCTAGCTTCCGATTAATCTGGTTTAGTTTGCCCACGTTTGTAATGGTGTGTTCAACCCCGTTAATCGAGATTAGAGCCACTTCACCAACTAGCTTAACGCCTGACACGTCCACCCCTATCTTGCGCAAGTTGTAAGCCTTACTAATCACTTTTGCAAGTAAGTTATCCGCCCACTTAATAGTGGGTTTTGTTTTAAAAAATACCGCTTGGTTACTCATAGTATTTTCCCTCTCTATAAATATTAATATTAACCGCAATTCCATAAACTGCACCAATAATACATAACCCTAGTAAAATCCAATCGTACATAATAAGTCTTTCTAGAAAATTATTTACTTTCAAAATCCTCAATGAAACTATAAATCACAGCCTGCACTCGTTCACTGGCTTTTTTCGGTAACTCATAATCACGCCCCAATTCCGAAGCTAACTCACTAATCAACGCTAAAACCTCATGATTCTCAAGTAGCCTTAAATCAATTATATCTCTTAGTTCTATCTGCATAATAAGTCTTTCTAAAATTTAAACAGTTAAGCCCACGATGTTTATAGCGTTTTTAATTTGCAGTTAAAAAAAGAACATGGGCTTAACTGATGCCACTCAATCAAGAATGGCTAAAACATTTCTATATGCTCAAACACCATTACATGCTGTCCATCCAACCATCATGGTATATCTACATTCTAAATCTGTTTTATTTATCCAACTTGTTAAATATCTGCGCTCTTTCAAGCTGACGTTATTCTAGCATGATTAAATCCGAATGTGCAAATTTATTTACGATTTATTTACGATTTATTTACGTGTGAAATTATTTTATTTGTGTTATACTATTGTCAGCAAATTAATTAATTTTAGAGGAGCTAAGATGGATGAAGTAAAACGCATATCAATGGATACATTATTAAAATGGCATCGTGAAAATAATGCACCAGAGGGTTATTTTTATGCTGTATGTCTATCAGAGTACATGGCTAAATTTTTAAAAGTTAACCTTGGGGTTTATGCTGGAGTTACATTGGATAGTGGTTTTCTGGATATCACTAGATTTGATTCGTGGAACGAGTTAGTTAAATATTTTGAACTGTATGGGAAAGGTGTGTAGATGAAGCGAGTGGAAACTAAACTATTAGATGATGAATTTGAATTATTAAAGAAATTAGCCAAAGCCGAATTAAAGGCGGTTAATTTATATGTTAGAGAATTGATTTTAAAACATTTAAGAAAGGTGAGTAAATGAAGCTACAAGATTTAATTTTAGACCTACTCAAGCTGCAAACTCTGCACGGAGGGGATACTGAAGTTGTGGTTGGTCTAACTACAACGATTAATCAAAACAACAATTTTGTTAAGATTGAGGGCTTTGCTACTGACTTAGTGAGTAGCAAGTTTGTTGATAGTGATGAACTGATATTAAATTTTGAATGGAAGAAGTAATGAACACCTGCTCAACTTGCAACTACCTCAAAACCGTGCAACACGTTAGCGAGGGTGTAATACACGTCTGCGGTAAAGAGAACAACTGGAGCGTAAAAGCTCTATTATATTCAATGAATCCAATCCAGATAAAACAGGTTGGATGTAGATTTCATTCAAATTGGGAGACTAAAAATGACAAGAGTAATTAAATTTCGTGCTTGGGATGGCTATTCAATGTTAAAAGATGTGCAAACTTGGACAGACGATTTCACTGATATGCTTAATGAAACATTTAAGATGTGGGCTAATCCTGAACTTAGTCAACATTTAAAACTAATGCAATTCACTGGGTTGCTTGATAAGCATAGTAAAGAAATTTATGAGGGTGATGTTGTTAGGTCGTATCAGACCATAATTGATGAAAGAACCTTAATAAATACAGTTATATTTAAAAATGGGGGATTTTATTTAAACTGTGAAAAACAATTAGATTATTTATTAGGTGATTATGATCCTCAATTTATAGAAGTTATCGGTAATATTTATGAGAATGGAGATATAAAATGAGTAAACAAAGAACTAAGAAATATAATCATCGCAAACACGTAATTAATCCATATATTGATTTTCGCCATGAAATTGTAAGCAAAAATAATCTTATGCCATTTTACAATCAGATATTTTGGACGATGTCAGAATTAAAACTTGGTAAAAGTATTAGCCCCGTACCAGTTAAAATTGGCGATGAGGATTTTTGCCATCTAATCGCACTCAAAAGGGTTTTCTTGGAATCTTATGCGGTAGTTGAACTATTGCGTGAGCGTAATATTTTGAACCCGTCTTTAGTTGAGAATATCAACTGGATGCGTGATCGCATTAATGACATATTCGCTAAGGTGCTAGAGTTTGTTAAATTCGATGATGATGGTATTGAATATTGGATTCATACAGATTTTAGCTACAAGCCTAAACCAGCCACTATTGAGCGCATGAGTGCCATAGTTAGCCTAATGTATGTATTCTGGTTGGATAACGTCAGAAACCACGAAAGAGCGGCGGCAATGTGGAATGGTTGCTTGTACATGGGAGTCTATTTAGAAAATGAAAATAAATCTCTGCATAAGCTGTTAAAGTTTGACGGGTTTAAAAAAGAATTGGAACGTATTTTTATCTCACAGAGGTATTTAGAATAGATTTTAAGGTGCATTTCGCGCTCGTGGCTGCATTTTAAGCATGTGGTTGGTGCATTGGTATAGATTAGCCCTTAGGATTGAACCTAGGGGCTTTTTTAATTACTAAGAGAGCGGTAGCTCGACCACAGCTCTGAGCAAATCTAATTCTAATTTGAATTTAGGGGTTAGCCAAGGTGAATTAACTTAGTGGCGGTTTGAATCGGTTTAGCGGGATGAGTTGCAGTTCCAATCAAGTTCCTATGAAGCTAACTTAGTAAACAATATAGGAGCTACTATATTCCTAATCCTAATCATTGGCTAATCATAAACTTAAACATAAGCTAACCATTAACTTAACCTAATCATGATGTCCCCCCTTTTTTTATCAACGCTATATAAACAAAGGGTTACAAGGTATATTTATTTTGCAAAATGATTGCACTATATAACTATTATGTAGTATAATTATGTATTAACAATATTAAAGGATTAAAACATGGAAACAAAACAATTGGTTAAAGCTATAACATTTAGATTAAGTGAGGAAGTAATTCGAGCATTACAACGCATGGCAGCAACTCAATCTCGCTCAGTTAATAAACAAGCTGAAGCTATTTTGAAATATGCCACACGAGAATTTAAAGATGAATAATATTTTGCAAGATGTGTGGTACATGCAAATGACGGATGCTAATTTATTTTATAACCCTCAAGTTCAAAGATTGCAGCGATTATCAATCAAAAATAAACTCCATAACGCATTATGGTGGTATCTAATTTTAGCGAGAGCGGCAACAAATGAGCCTAATTGTAGTTTACGATATGACATTGATTATATTAGTACGCTTTTAGCTGAAGATGATGATGCTGAGGTTTCAGATACATTAGAATTAATTATTAAATGTGGGTTAATCTCGGTAATAGATGGTTATTTATTTATTCCATTGGCTAAGTCAAGTTTAATAAGTATAGCTAGGAGTAAAGCTAGAAAAGAAAAATATGCCAAAGGCAAATCAGAAAATAAAAAGGTTGAACCTCCAGCAAAAGAAAATCAACCTTTAGATAAAACAGACCCAAATTATGTACCATTTTAAGAGGTAATTATAACATGAATTTGTTTAACAACTCAATCCAAGCGCCATTTCCACCTCGCGCGTTCCAACAAGAGGGGTTTAATACATTAACTAGCCATGCTGAGGACTATTTAGTTGTGGCTAGTCCAGGGGCAGGCAAGACTTATTTAATGCTTATGTTAGCGAAACACTACATAGACAACAAGAAAAAGGTTCTAATCTCGGTTAACATGCTGAGTGTTCTTAACCAGATGATTGAACATGCGACTAAATGGGGTTTTGATATTGGTGTAGTACAAGGAAATCACGAATTAACAAACCCATTAGCGAGGTTGCAACTTGCTAGTAATATGACTTTGATAAAACGTGATCTGGTTGATTATGACTTAATAATGGTCGATGAAGTCCATATTATACCAAAAAAACTACATGATTTACTATATTCTACAGAAACACGGGTTTTAGGTTTTAGTGCTACACCATTTTCTAAAGGACTTTACAAGATATTTGGTAATAACGTTCTTAATTTATCTACAAGCCAAGAATTAACCAAACTAGGTATTTTAGTGCCGCTTAGAATAGTATCAGGTACTAAAATAGATAGTGGTAAATTATCAAAAGATAGCTATGGTGAATATTCAGCAGAATCAATTGAGAATGCAACTACTGAAATTTTAGGCGACACAATTCAACTTTGGAAAGACCGCGCAGATAATAGACAAACTTTAATTTTTGCAAGCAGGATAAGCCATGCACAGGCAGTTAGCGATGAGTTTAACGCCCATGGCATTAATTCGGCTGTGTATTGTGCAGATACATTACCAGCTGATAGAGAAACTATGATTGCAGCATTTAAAGCTTGTAAAATACGTGTAATAGTTAGCGTTCAGGCAATTAGTGTTGGTTTTGATGCGCCGATAGCTAGTGTTATGATTGACTTACGTCCGTTAAGAAAATCGCTTAGTACATTAGTTCAGTCTATTGGACGCATTATGCGCTCTGCACCAAACAAACACGAAGCTCTATTGCTAGACTGCACGGGTAACATAGTGAGAATGGCAGATGATTATGTAGATTTATTTCAAAATGGTATTACAGACTTAGAGCACGCAAACAAAAAAGACAAAGAAGCCAAGGATAAAGAGCCCGCAAAAGAAACCAAAGAGAAGCCAGAATGCCCAGAATGTTCTTCTAACCTTTGGTTAAAACGTACGTGTTTAGCTTGTGGATATACTTTACCAACTGAAAAATCAACTATTGAGCATGTAACTAAAGATGTAGAATTTAAAGAGCTAGACATCTTCAAAGCCGCAAAAAAAGGCGAAACCAATTTAAAATTATGGGTTGAGCTATCAAATTATGTGACAAAAGATAAAGATTTACCTAGCTACGATAAAGTAAAAGCCCTCAAAAAATGTATGGCTCTTTACAAACAAATAACTGGATCATGGCAGGAGTGGGGGCAAAAACTAAAGCCAAGTAAAGACGGTAAAGTAAGCATTGAAGTGCAAAATAAAATAACTCAATTAAATATAGCATATGTCAAATCAAGGACAGCAGCATGAGCAATTTAACATTGTCAGAATTTATATTTGAAAATTATGGCGTAAATATTAACCCACCAATAAATAAAGTAACCAGATTTGCGGCAGCGGACAAGCCACGTAGTAAGTCATGTTGGATCAGAAACTTTGGTCAAATGGCTGTTATGTCAAATTGGCGCACTAATGAAAAGCCACTTGTGTGGCGAAGCGAGCAAACATCTAACCACATAAGCAAGATGAGCCAATTTGATAGAAAGCGGTATTTTGCTGAATTAAATGCAGAAATAGCGAGAACCGAAGCTGAGACAGCGATTGAAAAGCAGGCTTACATAACTGAGTATTGGGCTGAACTAAGTCCGATTACTAGCCAAAACGCTTATTTTATGCGGAAGAAAATAGGTCATCAACCAGATTTTAAGCAGGACGGAACTAATACTTACGCAGCGCCAATGTATAACTGGACGGGTAAAGTTGTTGGAGTTCAGCTTTATACTGATAAATTTAAATGGTTCTGCAAAGGCAGCGCACCTAAAGAAGCGTTTTACCCTATTCGCAATGGTGTACCGCTTAAAGAGTGTGAATACATCTTTTTAGCCGAGGGCATGGCTACTGGGTTATCTCTTAATATCATGTTAAATATGCTCAAAACTATCGGCAGAATGTCAACTTGGCAAACTCTAGTGTGCTTTAGTGCTCAGAATGTACCAAATATCATAGCTAAATTACAGAGCTTAAAATTTAAAGCTAAAATAATTGGTTGTGCAGATAGCGATGAAGCAGGATTAGCAGTTATGATTAATATACCGCATTTTGTTTTTGATGGTGGTGAGGGGTGGGATGCTTCAGACGCTTATATGGATAATGCTGGAAATGCTGTGAATGAGCTTGCATTAAAGCTAAAGGATGTGTTATAATAATGTCTTGAGTGATTGATTATCGTGTTGACGGACATTAAAATCAATCGCTCTTATAATTGACCCTTTATGAATAACGACCGTCATCGTTAGGATTAGAGGGTTTTTTATTTAGGAATGAAATGTTACAAATTACAAATAATCAAACAATGTCAAGTCGTGAAATAGCCGAACTAACAAAAAAAGAACATAGAAATATTGTACCAGTTATTGAACAATTGATTGATGGGGGTGTGCTGAAAAATAGCAGACCTAATTATTATGTTCACCCACAAAACAAACAGCAATATTTAGAATATTTTGCGGATAAAAGAGACAGCCTTGTTATCGTTGCTAGACTAAGCCCAGAATTTACCGCAGCGGTTATAGATCGGTGGCAAGAATTAGAATCCAAGCAGCCTAAATTACCTTCAACATATAAAGCTGCACTTTTAGCTTTAGTTGCCGCTGAAGAAGAAAAAGAACGGCTTGAATTAGAAAATCTAAACCTGACTACTGTAGTAGATGACTTAACTGATTGGTCTTCAATCATTAGAATAGCAAAACACAACGGCGTTAGTGAAAAGATATTTAAATGGAGATTGCTTAAAGCTAAGTCTTTAGAATTGGGATATGCTATCAAACAAGTTCCATCAGCTAGATATGATTACCAAAATTTGTACCATCTAAATACTTTTAGAGCATGTTACCCGCAGTTTGATTACGACCTAAATCGCCAAATAATCAAATCATGTTAGACCAACTAAACCGATTCAATGATATTATTTTCGATCCCGAACCTCACACATATCATTTAAATGGCGTTGAGTTCACGAGCGCAACAACTTGGTTGCACCAATTTCAGGAGCCATTTAATGCTGATGCAATATCTTTGCGAATGGCTAAAGGCAATAAGCAGGCAGCATTAGAATTACAGCGACAATGGAAATTAAAATCAGATGCGGCTTGTAGTCGTGGTACACATTTACATGAGTATTTAGAGTGTAAAATTGCTGGAGTTGATGTTGCACTGCATGATGACGCACTAGATTTATACCCAATTGCAGATAAGTTTATAGCTGAAACTGCTGACAAGATTAAGATAGTTGCTCAAGAGTTTAGGCTCTACAATAAAGAGTGGCAATTATGCGGTACAGTTGATGCACTCGGACAAGACAAAGCAGGTAATTATTATCTAATAGATTGGAAAAGTAATTCCAAATTTACAACGTCTAGCGATTACAACAAGATGTTAAAATATCCGTTTAATGCGCTTGAAGATTGCCACTTAAATACCTACTCAATTCAGTTGAGTTTGTACAAATTACTACTAGAACGCAATACTGACATTAGAATCAAAGGATTAATTTTAGTGCATTTCACGCCCGACAATTGGCGCCGACATGTTGCGCTTGATTTAACAAAAGAAATAACTTATTTTTTAAAGACTAAACAATGTTAGCTGTATTCGTGCTGTGTTTGCTGTATTTAATCGTTAGGGCTATTTTGATGAGGGGTGGGGAATGATAGTAAAGAGTTGTAAAACATGTGATTACGGAATGATAAACGAGTTGAGCGATTTGATTTGCGTCAATGACTCAAGCGATAAATGTGGGGATTTTGTTTATTCTCATGAATGTTGTAAAGAATGGCAAAATCACGACAATGAGTTTTATGGAGATAGTAAATGATTAAAGTAACAGAGCAAGACGACCGTATTATTTTAAACACAATTTACGGCGGCATAGCACTATCTAAGGCGCAAGGTAAAGCATTGGCTAATCAGCTAAAGAAATTGTGCAAAGTGGCGAGTAAATATAACAACAAGAAGATATTTGTAAACGGTAGATGGTTCGATTCTAAAGTTGAATCAGAATTTTACGAGCATTTATTAACACTGCATAAAGACGAGGATATTATTTTGCAGCCGAAATACATACTGCAAGAAAAACTACAGGGAATTAGAGAAATCGCATATATAGCCGATTTTAAAGTAGGGAATCTAGTTTTTGATGTCAAGGGGTTTTCCACCTCGGATTTTAAATTGAAAGCAAAACTGTTTAAATTTAAATACCCTGATTTAACTTTGTGCTTAATTAATAAATGTCCGTTAAAATATCAATACACTTATGGCAAATGGATAGATATTGGCGTATTAAATAAACTCCGCTCTGCTGCCAAGCGAGCCATTAAGAAAGCAAAGAATGAGGTTAAATAAGCGGATGCAAACACGTAAGATGAGGGTTAAAATATTCTTGTTAAATAACGAGATATTTATATTGCAATAATGCTTAGGTGTGATATAATAATGTTCTAAGTCGGGTAAACTATCGCAACCACGAATTGTTAAAGTTTACCCGATTATGACTGAGCCATATTTTTATTACTTTCGTGGAGTAATTTAAATGTGGCTTTTTTGTTTTTTAGATGATTTTACACAAGGTATTGATTTTATTATTGATACAGGTACAACTGTAGAGGTGCAGAGTGACGGACACAAAGTTACCCGTAACTTGGTAAACTATTTATTCAGTCTTGACATGGCTAAACAAATTGCAATGCTAACACGCACGGCAAAAGGTAAAGAAATTAGATTGTATTTCATCCAATGTGAAAAGCAATTAAAAGATTTAAAACCAGCATTATCCAATTTATCGCCACAATTACAATTTTTGATTAAATTAGAACAAGAACAAAACGAGATTAAAGCAACGTTAGACTTTCAAGCAGAACAACTAAAATCAGTTGAACACAAACTTAGCCAAACTGATTGCAGCAACAATTACTACGCTATTACAGGATTTGCCAATTTGCATGGAATTAATGTTGATGACAAGACCGCAAACAAAGCAGGGCGCAAAGCATCTAAATTGTGTCGTGAGCGTGGTATCAAGATTGGTGACTGTGGAAGTACAAAGTTTGGTAAAATCGGTGCATATCCTGAAGAAATACTGCATGAAGTATTTGACATATTAGATATTTAGACGTATAATACTGTCAGAGTAACCCTGCACTCGATATTAATTTAGAGCAAAACGTGGGGTCTTTAAATGACCACTAGCTCAATGGCGGAGCAATCGACTGTTAATCGATAGGTTTCACGTTCAAGTCGTGAGTGGTCAGCCCTCTATAACATTATACATCGAAGGATAGTAAATGAAGAGACGTCAACAGCTTGGAATGAATCCAAGTACAGCAAGCGGTAGATTAGTTAAAGACATTTTATGGAAATTAATAGTACAAACCAAACAAGATGTTTGTTGTAAATGTAATCATCCAATGGATAGAAACACATTCTCAATAGAACACATCAAACCTTGGTTGGACTCTGAAAATCCACTAGAAACATTCTTTGATTTAGAAAATATATCATTTAGTCATTTATCATGTAATTGTAAAGATTCACGTGGTAAAACTGGGACTTCCAAATATCCAAATAAAGAAGCAAAACTAAAAACAAAAAGAGAAACTGCCAAAGAAAACTATACGTCTGAAAAACGTAGAGAAAAATACTTAAAAACTGGTCACTAGTGAGTGGTCAGCCAAATGCGGGGTGGATAGTATAACGGTAGTGCAACGGACTCCAAACCCGTTAGTTGAGGTTCGACTCCTTGTCCACTCGCCAGTAGTTCTTTTTAAAATTAAAACAATGCGAGGTGGAGCAGTAGTAGCTCGTCTGGCTCATAACTAGAAGGTCGTTGGTGCAAATCCAACCCCTGCCGTCAAATGCGATGTAGCTTAATGGTTATAGCAATGAACTCATAATTCAGAGGTTACTAGTTCGAGTCTAGTCGTCGCAACCAAGATTTTTAACATCTAGCGAGATGTAAACTCGCACAATGGTAAGTGATAACATGCTTCATAAGCTGTAAAATATGGTTTGAATCCATACCTTACCACCAATGTGTAATGTAGCTCGGCAGGAGAGCAGCGAATGTAAAAAAATTCGAAGGTCACCGGTGCAAATCCGTGTCGTTACACACTCAATGATACGCGAAAGCTGCTTTACCAGTTAGTAGCTTATCTCCCAAATAAGGTAAGTAAAATGCAAAAACATACCAAGAATTATTTGAAACGGCTTAATCTAACTGAAACTGATGAGATATTTTGCGCTCAGTGCGGTGTTTTAGCTGTAGATTTACATCATATCCAATTTAAAAGCCAAGGCGGTAGCGATGAACCCGAGAACATTATTGCTCTTTGCCGACTTCACCATCTAGCTGCTCATCAATTCAACACACAAGAACACAGAGATTTATTAACTACGCTACAAGCTAAAATTTTAGGGATATAGCCATGAATTTAACACAATTGGATTTAATACTTGGGGATGATAATCTAAAACAAGATTTACTAACATTAATCGCTCGTAAAATCCAAATAGAGCAACATTTAGCAAGCTATGATGAAGAGCTAGAGGATATTAGTATCAATGCTAAGAAGATTGGTTTGAAGCCCACAGAGTTCAACAAGATTGTGAAGTGCATAATTAACTCGGAAGCAACTCTCAACGAATTGGCCGCTTTAGAGCGTATTAATGATCATTTGATAAGCGTATAGTATGGCACGTAAAACAATTAAATCAGCGGCATTATGTGAGCGCATTTTAGACGCTATTGCAGAGGGTAAAAGCTTGCGTGAGAGTTGCGACAAAGAGAATTTAGCGCCAGGGAACTGGATTAACTGGATTAATAGCGATAAACAATTATTTGAACAATACGCGCACGCGCGAGAAGTTAGAGCCGAATTGCTATTCGACGAAATGCTCGATATAGCTGACGAGACGAGTAGTGATACTATTATTGACGATAATGGGAATGAAAAAGCAAACAGCGAATGGATTGCACGCAGTAGATTACGGGTTGATACTCGTAAGTGGGCACTATCTAAAATGTTACCGAAAAAATACGGCGATAAACTTGAAGTTGATAACAAAGGCGAGGTTGGTTTAACTGTTAGCATTATTAATTATTCTGATCAAGATAAAACTAAATGAACATTACCCTGCCAAATAATTGGTCACCAAGACCATATCAATTACCTGTAATGCAAGCGTTTGATAACCATATCAAGCGTTTTGTACTACGTTGGCATAGACGAGCTGGCAAAGATGATATTTGCTTGCATATTGCAGCACGTGAAGCATTTAGACGGGTTGGTAGCTATTGGCATATGTTACCAGCATACAGTCAAGCACGCAAGGCTATCTGGCTTGCTGTTAATCCACACACTGGTAAACGCCGCATAGATGAAGCATTCCCGCATGAATTACGCAAGCGCACGAACGACCAAGAGATGTTTATTGAGTTTGTGAATGGTTCAACATGGCAAGTGCTTGGTTCTGATCGTTACGACACTCTAGTTGGGGCTAGTCCAGCTGGTATTGTATTTTCTGAGTATGCTATCGCAAATCCTAACTCATGGGATTATCTACGACCAATGCTGGCAGAAAATGGCGGCTGGGCTTTCTTTATCTCAACTGTTCGGGGTTATAACCATTTCTGGGGCATGGGTGAATTCGCTCAAAAGAATGAGGATTGGTACTTTCAACAAGTAGATGCCGATAGTTCTGGAGTCTTTACCCCTGAAAGATTAGCAAGCGAATTGGCTGAAATTATTGATAGACTGGGTGATGATGAAGGATTGGCTAAGTATCGCCAAGAATATTTCAATGATCCCAACGCAGCAGTACCAGGCGCATATTATGCTAAATTACTTACACGGGCTAAAGAAGAGAACCGCATCATCAACGTACCATATGAGCCAAGTATCCCAGTGACAACTGCATGGGATTTAGGTATTGGCGACTCAACCGCAATATGGTTTGCTCAGTGTGTTGGTAAAGAAATTCGCATTATTGATTACTATGAAAATAGCGGAGTTGGATTAGATCACTATATCAAAGTGTTAAATAGTAAGCCATATGTATATCATGAAAGCCTATTGCCGCACGATGCTAACGTGTCAGAGCTGGGAACTGGCAAGCGTAGGATTGATACCCTGCGAGAGCTTGGATTAACAAAAACCCGTGTACTACCTGCTTTATCGGTTGATGATGGTATTAATGCCGTGCGTTTATTGCTGCCTAAATGCTGGTTCGATAAAGAAAAGACGGCAAAAGGAGTTAACTGCTTGATTAATTATCAGCGTGAGTACGATGAGAAGCTGCAAACATTTAAAGATAGACCATTACACGATTGGTCAAGTCATGGCTCAGATGCGTTTAGATATTTAGCGATGGGATTAAAACCACCACGTGAAGCACGTCGTCCATCATTCGCGAATACAGATTATAATTTATAGTTGCACACTATCAAATACCATGCTATAATAGCTTAAATTAATAAACATCATTACGTTGTGAAACGGAAGGATAACCTACAATGGGATTTTTAGCTCCATCAATTCCGAGCCAACCAGCTCCGCCACCGCCACCACCTGCTCAGCCCGATATTAAGCAGATTCAATCAGATACAATGCGAGATGAAGCACTGTATCGTAAACCAAAAGGCAAAGCAAACAATCTATTAAGCGGTTCACTTGGTGACACTAGCACACCAACAACTGGCACTAAATCACTGTTAGGTCAGTAGCATGTATCAAGACGAAACAGCTACTAAGATCATCAAGCGCCAAAGCATACTAGAGAGTAACCGCAGCACATGGGAGAACCACTGGTTTGAGATTGATGAGCTTGTTGCACCATCGCCGAACTACTTTCATGGCAATAATCCAACTCCTGGACGTAAGAACAACGACAAGATATTTGATGTTACTGCAACTGGTGCGCTTAATCGCTTTATCGCTGCAATGTCATCAACACTAACACCCCGTGTTCAACGCTGGCATACTCTATCTAATCCACAGCTTAAAGACAATCATAATGCACAACTATACTTAGAGCAAGTATGTGATATTCTTTTTTCAATTCGCTACAATCCAAAAAGTAATTTTGCTAGTCAGATAGATGAGTGCTATAGATCTCTTGGTAAATTTGGTACTGCTTGTTTGTTAGTTGATGATGAGCTGGGGCAAGGTATTAGATACAAAGCCATACATTTGTCAGAAGTATTTATATCTGAGAATGCAAGCGGAATTGTTGACACTGTTTACCGTAAATTCAAATATACAGCACGTCAAGCGCAAGAAGCTTGGGGCGAAGAGAACCTACCAGATAAAATTAATCAATGTGCTAAAGATAATCCAGACGAAGAATTTTGGTTTATCCATGCAGTATCTCCAAATACAGATGAGCAAGACATGCGTTACTTTGCTTTTAAGTCCTACTATGTTGCAGCTGACGCTAAGAAGATAGTGTCCGAGGGGGGGTACCGCAAAATGCCCTATATCGTATCTCGTTATATAACTGAGGGCAATGAGGTATATGGACGCAGCCCTGCAATGGATGTATTGCCAGAGATTAAAACACTCAACAGAGCACGCAGAGCCGTACTTAAACAAACAGAGAAATCAGTTGACCCAGTTCTATTAGCGACTGACGATGCTGCAATCAATGGCTTATCATTGCAAGCAGGGGCTATTAACTATGGCGGGGTTGATGAGCAAGGCAGACAGTTAGTTGTTCCTTTACAAACTAATGCGCGGATTGATGTTGGTATAGATCAAATCAACCAGATGCGTCAAGCAATCAATGAAGCGTTCCTAGTAACACTATTTCAAGTCTTAGTTCAAGATAGACCGCAACAAACAGCCACAGAGGTAGAGTATAGACAACAAGAAAAAGGCGAGATGTTAGCTCCAACTATGGGACGTCAACAATCTGAGCTATTATCTCCGATGATTGATCGTGAGTTAGATATTCTTTCAATGGCTGGTATATTGCCACCTATGCCACAAGAGCTATTACAGCTTGGAGGTGAGTTTGAAATCACATTCGAAGCCCCACTCAATAAGATTATGCGCAGTAATGAAGCAATCGCTATTCTTAACACATTACAGACTGCCGCTGGTATGGCTCAATTTGACCCGTCTATATTAGAGGTGTTTGTTATTGAAGAAGCTATGCGTATTCTGGCTGATATTCGTGGTGTACCAGCCAAGGTTATGCACAGTAAAGAAGAAGTGGCAGCAATGAAACAACAACAGGCACAACAAGCGCAGATGCAGCAATTATTACAAGCTGCCCCAGTGGTAGCTAGTTCCGCTAAAGATATGGCACAAGCTCAGCAATATGCAAGCTCTGCTAGTCCTGCACCCAACATGGGAGTTAGTCAATAATGTGGCAATCAGTAAAAGATAAAGCTGGATTAGTGGTTGAGCGTATATTGCGCCGTAAACTAGCATACATGGATGTATTTACTACTACAGCGGGTAGATTGGTGCTCAAAGATTTAAGTAAGTTTTGCAATGCGTTTACATCAAGCGCTAAAGTAAATAATGCTACGGGCAATATAGACCCATTACAGATGGCATATGAAGAGGGCAAACGTTCAGTACTCAATCGAATTAAGCATTATGTTAATTTAGACGATGAACAGATTTACAAGTATTACAAAGAGCAAGATTAATTAACTTAGAGAGGGTTTAAAATGGAAGAAACTAATAACACAACACCGATTGAAGCTACTGCAGCACCAATTATTGCACCAGAAACAGCACAACAACCAACTGGTCAGTGGTTCGATTCTATCAAAGACGACGGCATGCGTGGCTATGTTGAAGCTAAAGGTTATAAAGGCGTTGAAGACATTATCACACAGCAACAGAACTACGAGAAGTTAATCAGCGCTGAAAAGGCTGGCAATACTTTGATTATGCCTGGTGCTGATGCTACACCTGAACAGATGTCTGAATTCTATAATAAACTAGGGCGACCTGCTAAAGCTGAAGAGTATGGCTTAGATAAAATGGAGGGCTCTAATCCTGAATTCTCGGCACAGGTACAAACTTGGATGCATGAGCTAGGATTAAACAAAACACAAGCTACCGCCTTGGCGGAGAAATATAACGGTTACGCAGCTAGTCAAGTAGCTACTATGCAGCAACACGCTGATGTTGAGCGTCAGAATGCAGAGCAATCACTTAAGCAAGAGTGGGCGCAGAATTATGACCGTAACATTGAGTTATCACGTCGTGCAGCTCGTGCAGCTGGTATTGATGATGCAAAAGCAGGAACATTAGAGCGTGCTTTTGCTACTAATCCAGAACTAGTTGCGATGGGTGGCGTTGGGTTCTTAGCTAAGATGTTTAATACCTTTGGCAGCGGTTTATCTGAGCATAGAATTGAGGGCACAGGTGCAAATGCCAGTCCGTTCGGTATGTCTCTCGAGGGCGCACAAGCTGAACTCAAGGGGATTATGCAAGATGCAACTAAGCGTGAAAAATATCTTGCTGGTGACGCGCAAACTCGTGAACGTGTATTAACGCTTAACCGAGTAATTGCGGGTAATAAATAATGACTGATGAACAAAAACTAAAACTTGAATTATTACAATTAACACACAACGCGGGAAGAAGTCCAGAAGAGGCAATCGCATATGTTAACGCATACTACGATTACGTAATGGCAAGATCATCGGCAAGCGTTGTTAATCCTAAGCCGATGGGCAAAACCAAGTGACTTTTTAACCATAAGGAGGTAATATGTCACAATATGATATTAATTTAGCAGTACAGCAATATACTACTAACGTACAATTGCTGGTACAACAAAAGGGTAGCCGTTTGCGTAATGCAGTGATGGTTGGTCAACACTACGGCAAACAAGCCGTTGCGGTTGACCAATACGCAGCCGTAAATGCGTCTAAACGTACTGGTCGCTATCAACCACTAGTACCGTACGATGTTCAGAATGATCGCCGTTGGGTAAGTCCAGTAGATTACGATTGGAATGATCTTGTTGATAATTTCGATAAGTTGCGTTTATTGAATGACCCGATGAGCTCTTACGTGCAATCTGGCGCAAATGCTTTATTGCGTGCAATGGATGATGAGATTATCGCTTCATTCTTCGGAACTGCAAAAACTGGTGAAACTGGTTCTAATAGCACATCATTTTTATCTGGAAATCAAGTTGCGGTTGGGTTCGGCGCTGCTGCTGCTTCAGGTCTTAGCGTGGCAAAACTTATTGAAGCGCGTCGTTTGTTGATGTCGCATGAGGTTGATATTGATGCAGACCCATTGTTCTGTGTTATCTCAGCTAAACAGCACGCTAATTTACTGAATGAAATCCAAGTTGTTAACACTGATTATAATAGCTCAGCCGTGTTAGTAAATGGTAAAGTGGATTCATTCTTGGGTATTAACTTTATCCATTCTGAGCGCTTACCAACTAATACATCAACTTATCGTCGTGTGCCTGTATTCGCTAAATCAGGTATGCACTTAGGTATTTGGAATGACATCATGACCGATATTAGCCAACGTAAAGACTTATCCTCTTTACCATGGCAAGTATTATGTCAAGGTACTTTCGGCGCTACACGTCTGGAAGAAAAGAAAATCATTGAATTGCCTTGTGCAGAATAATAAGGATTAGAAAATGGCTGTTGTAAATACAAAATCAAACGGTATCACTAACGCTGATGCTACTCCAATGGTGCGTAGCGCTCGCGCTTTAGTTGGTGCTCCTTTATTGTCAATGGTGGCTACACTTGCGGTGGCTGCTGGTGATGACGATACTAGCGTATATCGTTTTTGCCGCTTACCAAGTAATGCTGTAATTATGAAAATTGACTTGCTTAATGATGCAATCACTGATGGGACTGTGTACGATGTGGGTCTATATCAAACGGCTGCAAATGGTGGCGCTGTTGCGTCTGTCAATTGCTTTGCCAATGATGTGGATTTATCTAGTGCGCGTGTTGCTCCATTGGATGTATTGCATCAAGCATTAGACATCAATAAAGCTGAAAAACGCTTATGGGAAGTTCTAGCGTTACCTGTTGATTCTGGTCGTGAATACGATTTGTGTTTAACAGGTGCTACCGTTGGAACTGCTGCTGGTGATATTACTCTTAAAGTATATTACACCGTATAACGTCTCTCTAGCCCTGCGATAGTATCAATGGGCTATTTCAAAGGATTAAATCATGGCAACTCGTTTATATAGTGCTGAAGTAGGAGCTAAATTGGTAGATATTACACAGGCTTCAGGAAGCGCAACTACTGCAGGAATGGAGCTAACTATTGACTTAGCTAAGTTTACTAGTAAAAAAGCGGTGATATTAGCACTTGAACAATTAACAGCGTATATAACTAAGAATAATTGGGCTCCAGCTTAAGGATTAAATTATGTCCTCACAGATTGAAATTGCTAACAATGCTTTAACATTACTCGGTGCTGCTCGTATTATCTCACTTGGTGATGATGTAAAAACAGCTCGGTCTATTACGGCAATGTGGAATATAACGCTTGATGCTGAATTACGTGCTCACAATTGGCGCTTTGCTATTGCAAGAGCTGCATTACCTGCATTGGTTGATGTTCCTACATGGGGTTATGATCTACAATATCAGCTACCAAGTGACTTTCTACGGATGGTGCAAGTTGATGAGTATCTAACTAATGTAAATGCTGGATATTATATCAGTGGTGATACGTCACCATTTAGCATTGAGTCAGGGAAGATTTTAACTAACATTGCAGCACCGCTTAAGATTAAATACATTCGGCAGATAACTGATACAACAGAGTTTGATTCTACATTTACTGAGGTTTTTGCGATTAAATTAGCAATTAAGATTTGTGAGGATATAACTAACTCATCTACTCAGCGTCAAATGCTGTGGGATGAATATAAAATAGCTATGAAAATGGCGCTTAAATCTAATGCTATTGAAACAGCACCTAGCGCTAATGCGGATGGTGACTGGATGGTTGCGAGATTGTAATGGCAAAAGTATCACTAAATAAAACCTCATTTAACGCTGGTGAGTTATCTCCTCGTGTAGATGGGCGTGTTGATCTTGCTAAATATGCGTCTGGCTGTAAACAAGTTCAAAACTTTATCCCATTGGTGCAAGGTGCGTTACAACGACGCCCGGGCACTAGGTTTGTTAGCGAAGTCAAGAACTCAGCAAATACCACATGGTTAGCTAAATTTGAGTTTAATTTTCAACAATCTTTTATTCTGGAATTTGGTGTTAACTATATAAGATTCTATTCTAATCATGCTCAATTAGTTACTGGAACGGTGACAGCGTGGAATGCAGCGACTGCCTACACTATCGGGGATATAGCTTCAACAGCTGGAGTTAACTATTACTGCATACTTGCGCATACTAATCATGCTCAACCTAATGCTGCTTACTGGTATCCATTAACTGATGATATTTATGAAGTACCAACTCCGTACACCGCAACAGAATTGACAACGTCAGAAAATGGCTTTGGTTTATCTTTGGTTCAATCTGGTGATGTAATTTATATTTGCCATCGTAATATTGCTCCGCAGAAACTAAGCCGCATAAGCAATAATAAGTGGTCATTAGCTGCTGTAGAATTTGCCCCACCACCGTTTGAGCGCGTCAATGCGGATAATACGATTGTTGTTAAATGGGATGAAGCAGGGCTTGACTTAGAAGCTAGTGCTAGTTTATTTGTTGCGAGCGATGCTAATTCATGGTTCTATGTTGAGCAATCAGCTATTGATGTTAATAAGCCGTGGGTAACAGCGACAGCAGTCGGGGCAACTGAATATAGACGCAATGACGGTAAGAATTATTATACTGTAGCTGGTGGCACTACTGGCTATGTGTCGCCAATTCACACGGTTGGTAGTAAACTAGATGGTGATCCAGGAGTTACATGGGAATACCACGACGATACAACAGCATACTTTAAGTTAGGTGCTTATGTCTCAGCAACGGACATGTTAGCAACGGCTAAAGTAACAGTACCAACTGATATACTAAAAGCTAACAATGGTACTAAACGATGGGCTAAGTCCGCATGGCGCAGTGAAGTTGGGTATCCAACGCATGTAACATTTTTCCGTGAGCGCTTAACTTTTGCACGTGATCAAAAGATATGGTTTAGCTGCGCTGGCGATTATGAAAATTTTGCTAGTAATGAATTTGGCCAGATACTAGCAGATAGTGCAATTAGTATTGAAGTGCAATCTGACACTGCTAGTCAAATAGTTGGCATTACACCAATGGCGCAGGGTTTAATGGTTAACACAACAGACGGTGAAGTCTTTGTTAGTGAAGCTAGTATTAGCGAAGCATTTGCACCAACTAATGTAAAAATCAGTCAACAAGGTGGATATGGGGCACGACAAGTTAGACCAGTGCGTGTAGATAATGCAGTGCTATTTGTCCAGCGAGCTGGTAAGAAGTTACGAGAAACTAATTATGATTACTCAACTGATAGCTTTATTGCTGCCGATGTGACAATATTAGCTGATCACATTACCAATGGTGGCATTGTTGACATGGCGTTTCACCGTGAACCGTACAATGTATTGTGGGCTGTTCGTTCGGATGGTGTGTTGCTTGGGTTCACATATAATAAATTGCAAGATGTATCAGGTTGGCATCGGCATATTATTGGCGGTAGTTTTGGCAGTGGTAATTCTGTTGTTGAATCAGTGCAAGTTATACCGCGCTACGATGGTACACGTGATGATGTTTGGCTAATTGTTAAGCGTACAATAAATGGTGCAACCAAGCGCTATATTGAATATCTTGAAAAAGATTACGAGGATGGAGATTTACAAAACACTTGCTATTATGTGGATTGTGGGGCAACGTATAGTGGTTCAGCTACAACAATAGTCACTGGCTTAACGTGGCTTGAGGGGCAAACTGTACAAGTATTAGCGGATGGTGCTAATCACCCAGATTGTGTAGTAACTAGTGGTGCTATTACGTTACAGTTAGCTAGTAGTGTTGTGCAAATTGGGTTAAGAAATACTCCATTAATGCAAACAATGCGACCTGAGGGCGGTAGCCAAAATGGTACAAGTCAAGGTAAACTTAAACGCATTAGTATAGTTGTAATTCGATTATTGAATAGTTTAGGTGTTAAAGCTGGTATTAATTCAGGTAACTACCCATGGCAGCTATTAGATATTAATAATCGCAGACCGATTACACCTATGGATACACCTAATACGTTGTTCACTGGTGATAGTTCAATCAATATAGATGGTGGGGTTGAATCTGATGCAACAATAAGCGTAACTAGTGATCAGGCTTATCCGATTACATTAATTAGTATTATGCCAGATATTAATACACATGATAGGTAGATTATGCCTTCACTCGTGATACCCCGTTATTAATTTAACGGGTTTTTGCGTACATTGCTGCAGCTTCACCATTAGCATGGAATCCTGACATATATTCAGCCTCACAAGTAAACCCCAATAATTTAGCAAATCTATGACCTTGTACAAATTCTGGGCTAACATAACATTCAATTCTTCCAACTCGGTTAGCCAACTCTTTTTTTACAGCCCGTATGATTCTAGTAAAGTGTTTACCAGAATCATAACTTAGTAAACACCAGCATACTTGCCGATTATTCCATATTTGATAAAATCCACCGATAAACACAGGTGAATTGTTATTATCTAATAACGTCCATGCGTCATTAACTAAGCCGCTATAGTCATGATTATATATTTCTGCACTTTCTTGATGTGGTTGCAGTGCTATTTGTTTGATATGTTCAGGTAAAAATTTGATTATACGCATTGTAACTTCCTATTAAATAGGAGTAATTGTATCAGTTATGGTATAATAAAGCTAATTTTAGGAGTCTAATTATGGCTGATCCAATCTCATTATCATTAATAGCAGTCGGCACAGCGATGTCTGGCATAAGTGCTATATCATCTGGTTATTCACAAGCATCAAACTATCAAGCACAGGCTAATGCACAAAACTATAATGCAGCGGTACAAAAGCAACAAGCACAATTAGCAATGGCTCAGAGTGTAGAACAATCTAACGTGCAACACCGTAAAGCAGCTCAGCAACTAGGTGAGCAGCGAGCTGCAACGGCACAAAGTAATATAGGTTTTGGTGGCACTGGTGGCGACTTACTAGAGCAGTCAGCCAACTATGCAGAACTTGACCGTCAAAACATTTTATACAATGGTTTATTAACTGGCATAGGTCTAAATGCACAGGCAGAACAATCAACTTATGCGGCTAATGTTGCTAGTTCGCAAATAGGATCAAGTATCACTGGCGGCTATATGTCTGGTGCTGGTAGCTTAATCGGTGGAGTTGGTAACTACATGGGAACTAGCCGCAGCATATACAGACAGCAAAGATTAGATAAAATAATGGGGGTAATGTAATGCAAAAAATTCAACCATACGGACAAACGGTAACAGTTAATAATCTTGGTAATGTAGCCGCAGCGCCTAGCGTACAAGTCGGTAACCCAATCGGGCAAGGTCTTGGACAAATCGGGCAAGCAGTTACTCAACTTGGTGGACAAGCTGCACAAGATACAACTAGCGAAATGCAATTAAACCGTGAAGCGTTTAAAATCCAAGAGCAACAAGCGAATGAAGCGGCTAAATTATCAGCTGTAAAATCTACTAGTGATTTAGAGTTGCAGTTTATGCAAAGTATGCCTGAGCGGATGAACTCAGCACAGGGAGCAGCAACAGGATTTACTAAGCAGTTACTCTCAGATTACGAGACGCAATTTCAGCAAATCAAGGAAACTAATAATAATCCAGAAGCTCAAAAGTTCTTAGAATATCAATATCTGCAACAGCGTGAATCATTAGCACGCCAAGGAGTTGCATTCGAGCAACAGCGCTTTGTTGGGTATAAAGTTGACCAGCTATCAGGCACAATTGATAATAGCGCCAACGTGCTATTAATTGACCCAAATAGATATATTGCTGAAAAAGCCAAGACCTACGCAACCATTCAAGCCAGCGGATTAGACGAACCAACCCAGCGCAAACTAAAAGAACAAGCAGATACACAATATCGTAACTCAGCTGCTAATAGCATGTTAGATAATAATCCAGTAGCTTTTGCAAATATGATTAATCCTACTATTGGCAAATTACCAGAGGGTAGCATTCAATCAAAAGTGGCAACTATTGCACAGCAAGGCGGTATTTCAGCACTGTATGCACTATCGGTAACTGGCATAGAATCAGGGTTTAATACTAAATCAAAGAGCAAAACATCATCAGCTAGTGGATTAGTACAGATGACTAAATCAACTCGTGAGCAATTAGGCTTACCAGATAATGCAACCCCTGAACAACAAATACAGGCATTCACCCAATTAACTAATAACAACAAGTTACAATTACAAAGTAACCTTGGTCGTGAACCAAGTGACCAAGAACTGTATTTAGCTCATCATTTCGGTGCAAGTGGGGCAACCAACCTGCTTAATGCTAATCCAGATACTAAAATTAGTGATGTTGTTAGTAAAGAGGTAATGGCAGCCAATAGTTATTTAAAGGGTAAAACAGTTGGTCAAGTTATTGACACTAATTATAAAAAGTTTACTAGCGAATCTAAAAAGTATCTGGATAAAGAACAGCAAGCAATTGGCGCACACCCAGTTATTGAAGATATGACAGCACAAGAGCGCATACAGTGGAATAGCAAAGCACAGCAAGTTATTCAGTCTAGACAAACGCAGATGTTTAATCAGTATGATAGTATGGCAAAAGATCAGATAGCAATGGCGCAGGATGGCAAAGTACCACAGCAATTAATGCAACCAGAGCAGTTTAAATCACCTACTGAATACACTACTTATCTTAAAACTATGAAGATGGGCGCAGATATTCATGCGGTTAACAACATGACACCAACACAAGAAGCGCAACTGGTTAATACCTACACACCACGTCAAGAGATTGGCTATGCTGGCGATGCACAACGTCAACAAGAATTAGTAAAAGCAATTCAAGCCAAACGGTCAGCAATTCAAAAAGACCCAGTGGCATGGGCTGCTAACAATGATAGTGAGGTGCAAAAATATGCTAGTGTATTACAGACCGCAAACACTCCAGAGAACTTACTTAAATATGATCAAGCATTAATTGCAGCGCAGCAAAAACAAGGTGTGCAGTATCCGCAATTACTTAGACAAGATCAAGAAAATAGCATTATTACTAAACTACAGAACTCAAAAGGGATGGCTAAAGTTGACGCAGTTAAGCAATTAGCAGATCAATACGGTAAAGATTTTTCGCTAGTGGCTGGTCAACTACAAAAGAATAAAGCATTACCATCTGGTCTAACTAGTATCATGAGCGCGCCTACACAATATGCTAGAGAGCAAGCAGCTATTATGTCAGACGTTGACATTAAACAACTGAGAGATAGTTTGCCAGATAAAAATGCAAAAGATATTGACACACAAGTTGCTAAACAAATGACAGATTTTTATGCGTCATTCCCAGCTGCTCAATTAAGTAGCACTACAATTGGAGATTTACGAGATACTATCACAAAGATAGCATATAGCAATGTTCGCAATGGCGTAAGTGTTAAGCAAGCGACACAAAATGCGGTAGATATGTTTGTTGGTAAAGATAAATATAATTTCATTCAAAATAATAACGATGTAACTGTGCGTGTACCAAAATCAATGGATGCAAATTTAGTGCAAAATGGAATGCAAGACGTTATTAAAAACTTATCAATTGATAATGTCGGGATTGGAAATGCAAAAACATTAATCGACCCATGGAATATGAACCCTACAGAACAAGGATATTTAAATCAAATCAAAAGCAACGCTTATTGGGTAACTAATGGCAATGAAACAGGCGCTAATCTATTTTTCAAAGGTCATGATAATAGAGAATACCCCGTTTTAGATAAGTCTGGCAAGATAGTTACCAAGTCATTTAATGATTTAATAACTCAATCTAATCAACATCAAGTAGCTGAATTACAATCTAAAGCCAAAGCCATTAAGCAAAATATGGATTACATGCAAGGAGTTATGCGCTAATGGACAATCTTAATCTACCAATTACATACACAACGCCCGATAATTTGCCAACAGTTGCGGCACCCGAAACCGAAGTACAACAGCCTAGCTTTATGGAATCAATGCGTGCTACAGCATATGGCGCTATTCGTGAGGGTACAACTGGCACAGTCAGTGATTTTATTGAGACTAGAATCACGCAACCGTATATCACTGATAGCGACAGACCTAAACTATCTCAGGATAAAGTTAATCTATTATGGGCTGGAGCTGGCATTGTTGACCAACCACCAACAGCTGATAAATATAACGATGTAAGTATTTATTATTTGCTAGATAAGGCTAAACGTCGTACTGCAATGAATCAGATTAATGAAGCTACTGAGTATGGTGCTGGAACGGCTGCGCGTGGAGTTGCTACGCTTGGATTATCCATGTTAGACCCATTAAATGTTGCGGCTGGGTTATTCCCTGTTTCAGCCATGGCGCGAGGCATCGGATTGGCTAAAGTAGCTGCGAGCATGGAAGCTTTGCAAGTCGCTGGAAGTAGTAGCGCAACAGTCCTTGGGCGTGTAGGCGCGCGTGCTGCATATGGCGCTATTGAGGGCTTAGCTGGTAACTTACCACTTGAAGCAATAACCGCGCCAATGCGTAACGAAATGGGCGAAGATTATACAGCGGCACAATCACTTGCTAATCTTGCTTTAGGTTCTGCGGTGGGTGGCGGTATTCATGTAGTTATAGGTGGATTAAAACCTAGAGTTGATATTGCTGATCGTGTTGAAGCGCCTATTATAGAGCAACCTAAAGTAGCTGAACCAACAGATATTAAACAATTCACGACGGCTAAACAAGGCGCCGATACTCAGGTTAAATTTGGCGATACTTACGAGCCAGCGCAATATGTTGTAATTGATGCCAGCGAACTAGATGCAACAATGAAAAAATCAGCGAATCAATTTAGAGATAGAACAGGCGCAGCAAGTCAAGCACAAATTACTGAAATAGCCAACAAATTAGACCCTAACTTACTGATGGATAGCCCTACAGCTGACAGCGGCGCGCCTACAATGGCAGCTAATGGAGCAGTTATTGCAGGTAATGGACGAATGGCAGCTATTAAATTAGCTTATGAGACTAAAAAAGGCGATGGATATAAGCAAGCAATAACACAACAAGCACAGCAACTAGGTATTACTGATGATATTAGCGGAATGAAACAGCCTATTTTAGTGCGAAAGTTGACAAGTGACAAGGTGGATGTTGAGCGTTTGGCTGTTATATCTAATGAGACAGGTGCTATGCGCATGTCAGCGTTAGAACAATCTAAAGTGGATAGTGATAGAATTGGAACGCTTGACAATATAGCAACGTACGACACGGGCGAAATTAATTACAATGCTAGTTTAGAAAACATTAAAGCGTGGGTTGGTCAGTATCCGAAAGAGATGAGAGCAGCATTATTAGCTAAAGATGGAACTTTATCACTAGAGGGGCAGCAACGTTATAAAAATGCAATATTGCATAAAGCATATGGTGATACTCCGCTGCTTGCTAAGATGATTGAATCAACAGACAACGATATTAAGACTGTGATAAATGCTGCAGTTAAGTTGGCGCCTAGAGTTGCTATTATTAAAGATAAGATGCAAGCTGGTGCATTACATAATCTAAATATTGATGATGATCTACAAGCTGCAATAACTAAATATAGCGAGATTAAGAGCGCAGGCAGGACGGTTGATAATTATGTACAGCAGCAATCAATGCTAGATGATGAATTATCGCCAAGCGCTATTCAGTTATTATTATTCATTGACAAAAATAAGCGTAGTAGCAGGGCGATAGCGGATGGGATTAATAACTTCTATGACAATTTAGAAAATGCAGGAAACCCAAAGCAGCAAACAATGTTTGGTGATGTTGTGCCAAGTCGCGAGCAGTTATTAGTGAAGTCTTTAGATGTGACATATAGCGCAGCAGAGTTAACAGAGATAGTAACACCACAGACACGTGAGAATGCGGTCACAATGTCAGTTACTCAACTCGAAGATAATTACAGCCCGACGGTAGATACTATCATTAATAGTGATCCTACGATTGGTAAAGCTAATTTTGCAGATGTAAAAACAGAAGTAAAGAACTCTTTAAACTTAGAAAATAGTTATGTTACTCGCGATATTCCAGAGCTTAAACCAATTGAAAAGCCGTTGCTATTTGATGGTGAAGTTGATTATGCTACACACAATATTGAATTACAAGCCAAGATTAAAGAAATTGAAGACTTATCACGAGATGGGCTATATAGTAGGAAAGCAGAACAGTTAATACCCGAACAAGTTACCCTAGATCAGCCGCTGATTGAAGCTCCATTACTAAGCAAATCTCAAGAATTAACAAACTCACTGCAAGATAATTTTGGGGCTGATTCCACTAAGTTATTAGAATCTGGCAAGGTAAAAATTGTGGAGTCAGTTAAGGATTTACCGGGCACACACCCTAATAACGTACAAGCCATGTATAAAGATGGACAAGTGTATTTAGTTGCCAAAAATATCGATCCAATGAAAGTTAAAGGCGTAATGCTTCATGAGGTCGGCGTACATGCAAATATGCGCGATATGCTTGGAACTGAGGGATTTGATAACTTAATTAATCAAATGAATCGCCATCTTGATATTGACAATCCAAATTTGGCGACAGTTATCGATGCGGCAATCCCTGATGATACACCATTACAGTTTAGAAGTGAGGAGCGGTTAGCTTATCTAGTTGAAAATATTCCCGAGTATGGCTTTGTTAAGTCGTTAATCTCAAAAGTAAAAGCATGGATTTATAAAACATTCCCAAGTTTACAGCAAAAATTAAACTTGTCAGATAGTGATATCAATGAGTTGGCATTATCTAGCTTACGCAATTATGCTAGTAAGCAAGAGCGATCAAATGCTGCAATCCCGTTATATTCACAATCCGATGAAGTAGCACAAACTGTTAGTGATGAAATAGACGCAACTGATAAAGTTTTAACACAAACAAATAAAGCACGTGAGATAGTTAGCACGCTAGATATTGCCGATAATTTGGATAATAGAGAAGATTTTGTTGAGTATTTAAATAGCAGCGGAATATCTAAAGATATAGCGGATAGCTTATATAGCGATGTCAGACAAGCTTATCAGCGCGCAGTAAATACATTACAACCTAATCCAGAGCAATATGCAATTAAATATGCGCTAGATAAGCTAGAGAATGGGTTATACGCGCATAAAGTTGCTCTAGTGCATGATAAAGCGTTGAAAACTAAAATACAAAGTCACTTAGAGAAAAACTTTGCAACAAGTCCATATGCGGCTGGGCGTAGTCTAACCATTGGAACTACAGAGCATAAAGCTGGTGCGCGTGCTTACAATGCTGCGGATGGTGTGCGTAATGCCAAACGTATTTATACTGGTCAACTAGATGTAGGATTATCTAAAATTGAAGCAGATAAACTATTTTATTCTGGTGCGCTTAATGACGATTTACAGCGTGCAATGTGGGCGCTGGAGGATAAAGCAGATGTATCTAAGTTAGCACCTGAAGCGGTTAATGTTGCCAAGTTAGTAATGAATATTTACGATAATCAAATGGCAGCAATGAATAATAACGGATTTGTGCAATCTAAAGTAGCGCATTATTTATCTAATCAACAATCACTACATAATCAAACTAAGATACTTGCGGCAGGGTATGATAATTGGAAGCAAGCAGTTATGCAACAACTTGATGTTAACAAAACGCTTGAAGCAATGAATGCTACCGCTTTGACTGATGATATATTAAAGGGTGTATATCAAGGTTTATCAACTGGTGAACATATCGGAGTTGGCGGCAAAGATGGTAACATGGGCGCGTTTAATCCGCTTAAAAAGATTGGACAAAAACCACGTAAATTAATATTTAAAGACGCGGATAGTGTAATAGCATACCGCAAGCAATTTGGCGATCTAGATTTTCATAGCTCAATAATTGGAACCATTGAATCTACATCTAAGAAAATTGGATTATTGCAAACGCTTGGTGTTAACTATGAACGCAATATTAAAGAGATTATGGCTGGTTACATGCAAAATACAATGACCCCTGAGCAGCGTGGTAAATTTAGAAAATTTGTTGATAATAACGTGATGGCGATGCTTAAAACAGTTGATGGGCGTAATGACGTTCCATTTTCTGAGGGCTGGGCTAGGTTTACTAGTAATGCTCTTGCTATTCAGTCAATGGCTAAACTTGGTGGGGCTACATTGTCATCCGTATCGGATTTAGCCAACGTTTCAGGACATTTAAATCGTCTTGGATTTAAAAGCACTACTTATAATCTATTGGATCAAGGTGTGACAATGTTTACTAAATTTAGTCCAGAGCGTAAACAAATGCTAGGGTCAATGGGTATATTTGGTGATAGTATATTACAGAACGCATACCGCGATGGATACTCAGACATAAACACTGGTCAAGCAATCTCTAAACATGTTAATCGATTTTTTAAATGGACAGGTTTAAATGCTTGGACAGATAGCTCAAGACTTGGAGCCGCTGATTCTTTAATGAACTACATGAGCGGGTTTACAAGCAAAGAGCACGCAGCATTGCCAGATAGTTTACGTAATGAGCTAAAGCTGTTTGATATTAATGAACAAGAATGGAACTTACTCCGCCAAACTAAGCAAATGCAAGTTGACGGGAATAGCTATTTACATCCACAAGAGGTTGATAATATTAGCGATAAAATATCCGCTATTTTTGCGGAACAAGGTTTATCAGATAATAAATTAGAAACTGCCACAGCTAGATACTCAGAGCAATTAAAAAATAAATTAACTAATTTTTATCACGATGGATTAGCACATATGGTGATAGAGCCTGATTCAGCAACTAAATACTATCAAACATGGGGTGGATTACAGCCCGGAAGTGCTGGTGGTGTGATTGCTAGATTTGCAATGCAGTTTAAATCATTTAGTATTGGGTTTATGCGCCGTATTTTACTCGATGTAGTAATGGATGAAACGAAAGGAATAGGTGAAAGGTCATGGAATTTAGGCAAACATATTGCAGCTACAACAATTGCTGGTTATGTAGCTGGAGCACTTAAAGATGTGTTCAAAGGTAGGGAACCACGCAAGCTATTTGATGACGATGGATTCAACCCTAAGGTTGTAACCGCAGCATTATTACAAGGTGGCGGTGCTGGTATCTTTGGCGATTTTATCTTTGGTGAATATAATCGTTTTGGCGGTGGACTTGCTGGGACTTTAGCTGGTCCCGCAGTTGGTACAGTTGGTGATTTGGCAAGTATCTACTCATCTGTATTATATGGTTCACTTGATGGTAACCCTCCAGATATTAGAGCAAAGTCCTTGAATTTTGTGTTAAACAATTCGCCATATATCAATGCTTTTTATGCACGTGCTGCGATTAATTATGCGTTTGCCTATGGGTTGCAGGAATATATGAATCCTGGATATTTGCGGCGCTTAGAGCGAAATGTAGAACGGAATAATAACCAAGAGTTTTGGGCACCGCCTAGTCAATATGCGGTTGAATATTAATTTAAACTATTAACTAGCATATATCAATAGTTATATGCTATAATTATCTTATAACCTAGGAGCAACAATGACAATTCAATCACAAACTAGCTCAATCAATTACACAGGCAATGGTGGAACTACCGTATTTGCCTACAATTTCAAAACGCTCGACCAAACTTGGCTGCAAGTCTATATTAACGGAGTACTCAAAACGCTTACAACTGATTATTCTGTGAGCGGCGTTGGCTCTGCATCAGGCGGCAATATTACCTTTGTTACTGCACCATCAAATGGGTCAGTTGTTTATATTGCACGTTCTAATATCCCTACTACTCAATTAGTTGACTATACCGCTAACGATTCATTCCCTGCTGAGACACACGAGGAGGCACTTGATAAACTAACTATGCTTATTCAACAATTAACAGCACAGGCTAATCGGTCAATTAGACTTAATCGCGCAGACACAGCACCAAGTAATACCGAATTAGCGTTAGTCGATAAAAAAGATAAGTTACTTATGTTTAATGCGGTAACCGCAGATGCGCAAGTAACAGACATAACATACTCGTTTTTAACCGATACGCTATCCGCAATAAATCAATATATTGCAGAGGGTATCCCTTTAGTGTTACCAATAGATTTAGGATTTGTTTCGGATGTGGTTATTAATTTCAATTATGATTTAGGAGCAATATAAATGTCAAGTATTTTAAAATTAAGACGTGGCAATAGGATACAAAATAACGTGTTCACAGGCGCAGAGGGTGAATTGAGTTATGATTCAACAGCTAAAAAAATTAGGGTTCATGATGGAATAACACTAGGCGGTAAAATACTAGCTAGTGATATTGTATCAGTTAAAGATTTTGGGGCAATTGGGGACGGGGTTACAGATGATTCAGCCGCTATTCAAAACGCAGTAAATACAGTTATTACAAAAGAATATTTATATTTAGTATTCCCAGCTGCCACATATAAAGTAACACAGAAAATATTAGTCCCATCAAATGTTATAATTGATGGCCAAGGCTCGAAAATCTTAGGCAGCGGATACACTTCCTTAGATAATAATATCTTTGAGACTGGTTATATTTCGGGTTCTAGTATTATCACAAATATTGGCACCGCTCCTGAAGTGTCCCGAGTGATTAATACTAGAATTATGAATTTTAGCATTTCCAACGCTTACAAAGCGTTCAACTTAAAAAACTTTAATGAAGGGTGTTCAGTAGAGAATATTTATTTCTTAGATTGTGCATATGCTATTTTTATGACGAGATCGTTTTATTCTCGTTACATTAATTTAATGTCGCGTGGTGACGCTGGCGGGGCAGCCAACGAAGTTTATCACTTTGATAGTTTTGTTAATGTTGTAGAGTTACAAAGTGTATTTGCAACTGGTAGAACTCTTGGGTGGAAATTTAGCGGCGGAATTAATTCTCTCAGCATAAGAAATTGCGGGGCAGAAGGCTGCGGTAAAGGAATGGTATTTACAGGTGAAATTAATCCGATAAATATCGATTCTTGCTACTTTGAATTTATTGTCGGTGAGGCAATTGATATGACAGATGCTAGTGCGCATCGTGCTGTTACTATTGATAATAATTGGTTTTTTAATTGTGGCATTGCCTTCACAGGGGTGCAGATGATCTCAGGTACAATTGGAAATGGTAATTATTATTCTAACTGCCCAGTAAGAGTGAATATTAATGATGATTTTACTTCTTACATTACTGTTAAAATTCCTCCAAATGGTGCAGGGTTAGCAAACAATGCTTCAACCACTCCGACATTGCCGACTGGATTTACTATCGGTAAAAAATGTATTATTATTTATCCTTTGATAATTTATGATAACTCCACAGGTAATATTCTATTTAGATCAAATAACTCTGGATCGGGAATTATAGAATTACCATATTATGGAGAGTGTGGTAACCCTAGCACTAATATAGTCCCCTTTTGCACTCTAAGCAAATCTGCGGGCACTTCTTTTAGTGTCTATATTGATACACAAATTACTTTTGGCGATTATGTATTTGGAATATTTAAGTTTACCATTACAGATAATGATGCTAGTCATGTAGTATGCGGCAGGTTTTACGGTGGGAATGTTTCTCTTGATGTGAGTGCTGGCAAAACAGTAACGGTAACAAATAATTCTGGAGTAATTAGAGTTACTTGTAGTACATTTAATCACCCCACTGAATTCTACTCAGTTCGTGGCATTGTTAGAGTAGTATAATGATTGAAATGAATAGATGTTGAAATAAATATTTGTAAAGGTAAATTAAATGATGGATGAAATTATAGGCGGATATGTAGGCGCTAATATTGCTGGTAATGCAGGAAGTGCCACAAACATAAGTGGAGGAGTACTTGGATCAACTCCTTACCAATCATCGGCGGGGGTGACTGCTTTCCTAGCGGGGAATATAACGACAACTAAAAAGGTACAAAAACAAACAGGAGGTGGGGCAATTAGTGCGGCTCCATTATGGGAGCAAGCAAGTATAGCGGAATGCAGCAACTACAAGCGCTGCCGCAAGTTCAGCATTTCAATTAACTAAACCAAGTGACGGGCAAATTGTAACAGTCCAAGTAATTGGCTTGGCTGGCACAGAAAAAGCATATTTACAAATTGAGGATTATGCTAATTCAGGTACGTTTGTTAATGTATTAATAAATGGTTCAGCAGTATATTGCGACGTAGGGAATAACCTAATTACATTCTCAATGGCTGGTAAATTACGTATTAATAAAAATGCAAGTGGTGGAGCAGTTGGTGTAAATGTAATGTCAGATAAAGAAATTCAAGTATATTAATGAGGTCAAAGATGCAGGAAGATAAAGAAGAACGCTTGCGACGATTAGAACTAAGTTTTGCAAAAACAGAGATACAAATAAAGTATATGGCAGATTCAATGGCGAGCATGGCTAATGATGTAGGTGAAGCAATGAAAGTAGTTAGAAGCTCGCAGGGGATTACTAGATTTATGAATTTAGTTACTCCCTTGTTGTTAGTTATCATAATGTCAATTGGCGGTTATATTGTCACACAATATGATAAAACGAATAATAAGATGTGGACGCAAATTGATTTAAACATTAAAAATATCGGTGACTTAGAAAATCGCTTAATTAAAATTGAAATGAAAGTAAAACCATGAGAAATCAGTTAATTAAGTTCTTAAATGAAAGAGTACTTAGATTAACCACTATAGTTGCGGCTATTCAGTTAATATCAATGTTCTGCATTACAGATAAATTTCAGCGTGAATTAATTCTATCCACAACCTCAGGCTGGCTTCTTTGGACAAACAAATGATAATCATTAACTAAAGCATTGGAAGAACAAAATGAAAAACTATTCAATAATTTCATAGATTATATTGTATTAATTGGGTTTGTATTAGTAGCTTCGTGGGCTATAAAAGGGTTAAATGATGATAGCGATATTACAGAATAAACTAGCACAGATTGGCATAGCTGTGTTTATTGCGTTCTGCCTAGGCATTGGCATAGGATACAACAAAGGCGTTAACTACGAGCGATTAACACAGCAATCATTGCAAGCTAAGATAACAGCTAAGTACAATGTTGATATTATAGCTATTACAGATAAGTCAATCACTCAACGAGAATCTAATAATGTCAAATTTGGAGAATTACAATATGAAATCAATCAAGCTAATGCTAATTTACATAAGTGTAAGCTTAACAGCGCTCAGTCTAATATCGTGTACCGCAGCGCCAATTTGCCAACCGCAACCAGTTCCTCAGTTTATGTTGGAGCGGATGCCGAATCAACTACCGATAGTGAAAGCGGATTAAATAGTGCAGATTTAGCCGCAACATTAATCAAGCACGATGAGATGTATTTTAAATGTAAAGTTGTTTTGGACGCTTGGCAAGATAGACATGAAGAGGGTAACCAATGAAACCAATGGAATTAGAAGTAATTAATCAAGCTGGCAAATTTGGGATTAAAAACAATCTTGAGTTAGCACATATGCTTGCCAGATTTTCAGTGGAATCGGGGGGCTTTGAACGACTAAGTGAGAGCTTAAATTACTCGGCAGAAGCTTTGTCAAAGATGTGGTCAAATAGATTTACCCAAGAATTGGCTAATAAAATTGGCAGAACAAAAGACCATCCAGCGAATCAAGTTGCAATTGCTAATGTGGTTTATGGTAGCCGAATGGGCAATGAAGATAACGGGACTAATGACAATGACGGCTGGGAATATCGCGGCTCTGGTCTTACGCAGTTAACTGGCAAAGGATCGCACCTGAAGTTATTAAACTGGTTACATTCGCAGGGTTTTAATTTAAATTTAACTCTTAATACTATTGCCGATTGGGTAAGAACTCCTGACGGCGCAATTATATCTGCAATTTGGTTTTGGTTAGATAGACGCTGCGGGATATATGCGAGAAAAGATGACGTGGTAGGTGTTTGCAAGGCAATTAATGGTGGCTATAACGGGTTGAAAGAGCAGGAAGTTGAATTGGCTAAATATAAGGGGATTTTGCAGGTCTAATGCTATAGTTCTGGGCATTTAAAATCAAGCAGAACTAAACCCCTGTAAACTTAAGTACAGGGGTTATTTGTTATTTTATCCCTTTCGCTAAGTTTGCCATGCTAACAATGATTTGTGCATTAGCTGGTGTTGGTTTAATATACATACCAACATTAAGCCTGCCAGTTGATGAATTAAACCAAATTAATGCATCATCAAAACTCTTACCAACATACAAACAATCATCTGCAATTTTAAACCCA